GGTTAGTGACACCTTCGTTCCTGAAAACAGATGTCTAAACATACCGTACTGTTTTGCTTTCAGTCTCATATTATCGTCAACTAACGTTTTTTCAACGTATAGTCCGAATCGATAATCTGCTGACCTATCATAAACAGCTAAGTTTGTTCTTGTAAGTATCGTTTTGAAGTAATTTGATAATCCATACTTCTTGGATATGCGCCTAGAAAATGTGAAACACCCTGGTAAGATTGGCAAACGTGACTCGCCTTCAGACAAGCCACTGCCATCTGCCTTAATCCTAGTGCGGTGATATCGTTTTTCTAAAGCCCTGTCACTGACATCTTCACTATAGCCACCCAAGCTTATATGTATGTTCTCCATATCTAGTATATCTAGAAAATCAAGATCCCATTTGTCACAGGTATATTTAAGTTGAGCCTGATAAAGACGATTTATTACTTTTTTGTTACCCTTTCTAGACAACATTTCTTGTTTTCTAGTGTAGATAGAACGTAAAATGGATACCGGATCATTTGGGACTACAGTCTCCGTGGGACCGTGTACAAAAGTTGCAACCGACCGTGCCAAATATTGCGCACCTGTGCCAGTGCGGTGATCTACTCTTAAAAATTCAGCAATTGCGCCGAGAAAGCACTTAGTGTTTTGAAAGCGCACATTCTTACTAACTGCATTATATTCAAGCTGCTGCACCTGCTTTAAACTGGTGACAGCACCCAAAATGTCATCCCCATTGTGTGTAGTTGTGATAGGTGTTTTCTCCGTGATTACTTGGGTATAAATGTAGTTAAGTATGGTATTCATGAAGGTTGTCAAGCGCCAGCCTGATAACAAAGTACCTTCCGCTTTATAACGAATGCCATCACCCCCGGTGATGTACATATTTTCCAAAGATTGTCTTACCCAGTATATAGCGCGTAGCTGATCCAACTCCAGGTATGTTTTATAAGTATATAAATAAGCATCTAGTACTGCCTGCATACTAGAAAGGCTGTGCTGTGAATTGAAGTCTTGAAAGTCAAAACAATAAGGTACTCCGTCCCTCAACACCTGCTCAACAGTCCGAGAAACCTTCCTTGCCTCTGCTTCTACTCCGATCGGAAATAGACCAGCTAATAATTCTTCACACCCCGCTAAACCAAAACTAGACATAATAAAGTTGGTGTTATCTACACCATATATAGCTCTGTTCTTCCCCCATTCATATTTTTCTGAAGACCTTGCACACATCTCTGGTTTCCTGTTAAAGAAATGAGAAAAATCATAGTCTGGCATGGCGTTAAAACCATAGAATTTATGCCTCATAGTGTGTTCTTTATGTCTGAATTTTTCATCCTCAGGATATTGGCTGTTGTACGCTCCTGTTGGACTCCATTGCCAGCGGGTGGCCCAAAAATTGTCCCAGCTATATCTTTTAGGCCTGCCTTTTAGACGAATTAGATTTTTGAAAAGTCGCGCTGCGTGATTAAATATTGTGTTAGAGTCTATGTTAACTACATTAAGCTCGATGCGATTACGGCGTTCCTGCGCCCAATCAACAGTACCAACTCCTCTATTTACTAAGACCTCCAATTCAAAAAAGGGTGTTAGGTCGAGTGGTAATAAATTTTGTAATGCTTTGAGCTTTAAGGTAAATTTGTTTTTTATAGAGTGCATGAAACCTTCATACCCATTGAACTTCCAATCAATAAACCCTGATACGTTCCACCACTTCTTCTGAGCTTCAGGTAAACACATAGCCCATACTATCAGCCCAACCAAGAAAGATTCATGTGCACCAGAAAGGGCAAGACGCTCTATCAACTGCATAGTAGGGCCCACTTGTGTGCATAGTTCGGCCCACTCGAAGCTACGTAACTCGTTAAAAGTAAGGTGTCTAATGTGCTGCCCACTAATCTTAGTGATCGGAGGTTCAAGCGTACCTTGGTGGTAACTTTTAATTAAATGAATATTCGAAAATTCAGTAGCCCTATGCATAGAGGCTTCTGTAATATAAAATAAATGGTTAAGTAGTTCTTTGTTTGTAATCGGGCCATAAGGAGCCAGCTCAGGGCCGTATTGTATTTGTGAAATTCTAATGAGCGAGTAGTTACCCATCGAGGGTAAGTGATTATCCCTAGTTATATACAGTGCAGTCAGATTAAGGGCTGGCAAGTAAACTGCATACGTCCGAACAGAAGTATCCCCAATACGATACATATAATTACCACTTATATTAACACCATACATTATGTCGAATAGAAACAATGTTGCCAGGTCGAAAGTAGACTGTACCAGACAGTCATTATTGAGCTGTATATAAGAAAATATAGTAGTGAGATGTTTTAAACTGCCGGCCCAGGGTCTTCGTCTGGTTGTGGTTCCGGTCCTAAGTCTTGTTCCGCTAATTTTAACGAGTTTTGTGCGTCTGGGACCGGCACGGCTACCGTCGGTTCGCCCTCGTAAAAATCCTGGGTATCAATATCATAGTTCATCAATACAGCAGCAGAGTATTGTTCTTTGTCAAGCATGTCACTCAGAAACTTACTTGCTACCATAAAGGATGCTTCTTCACCTTGCACACCTACGGAGTGGTAGTCCGGCTCCTCCAACGGGACACAATTTATACGATGCCACGTGAAGGTCATTTTGTATTTCATGAAATCGGTGATTTCAGATCCGAAAACATGTTGCCTTGGCCTATTCCTCTGTATAGTGTAGCTTTCAATACGGTCAACTGTTGTGGGGTTGACAGGAGGCATAGCTATACTAACATCGTTTGGTGCGTATATGGTATGCACACCACCAGACTTGGGGTGTTTGTATACCACATCATAACCTTGCCATCTTTGGACAACACCATAAGCCCACAAATCGTGGTAATTATACCCGCGGTAGTCTCTGGTTCTAGTCTCTTTGACTACAGTAGGGTTTACTTGGAATATGCTGGCATATGGTGTACCAAGTATAAGTGAACCCGCCTGCCCAATGATTAGAGCGCAACAACCAGGATAAACGATAGTTCCGGAACGTACGCCATTATTAATAGCGATGTAGCCATACTCTTCCATATTGTTTATGTTGATCTGGCCTATCTTCATCACTCGCGTGAACTGTGACCTTATGCCACCTAGTATGTAGGTAGATTGATGCCTAAAAACTGGTTTTGGTATAGCCCTGCCTAATATTGCAGAGTATAAAGCGTCCGCCCTAACCGTTTCTTCTAAGGCATCTTCCGTGTTATATTCCATCTTCCTTATAATGTGCTTAATGTTCTTAGCGTTAAATATCGCCAGGTACTCGCCCCAGTACCAACACGTGGTGGCGAAAAGTGACTCAAAATAAGGAGCATCAGATTTTGACAGTGCCAATTTATTTATTTTTAGGGCTTCACGAGATATATTCACGCCACCCTTCTCGAGCAACATAGGCAACGCCGCTCGGCGTAGACCTAGTTTCGGTAAATGCAATACGCGATCCATACCGGTCCACCAATGAGCTTCTACTGTTTCTGTCCCTGGCTGAACCAGCCAGTACCTCAAACTCCTATAAGCACTGGCGAGCTCTTCATACCACTTGTGTGTTGTGACTAATGTGGATATCGTGTTTACAATATCTGACTCAGTCACAGTGAATATTTCATTATTGTCTAACCGCAAATCTGAAAAGCATTTGATTGTTTTCTCGGATATACCGAAGTCTATGTCCTGATCTATTAATAAGGGGGTGGTTCTTTTGTTGCCACAGAGTACCTGCCCCAGGATAGCAACCTGCTTTTTTTGCAACCCGCTACCATTGATATAACCATACACAGTACCGTATCTATCAATTGCCTGTTCATTGGCGGGCAAAGCAAATTTGTCACATTCCAGAATACCGCCTTGGTCAAATTCATACTTTTTATGACTATCGGTGTACCTAAAGCGGCACTCAATGAAACCAAACTCTTCTCCAAAATGAGGGCCACTTCTACTGTGACCATCGTTATACTCATACATGTGTATAACTTTAGTATTATATTTAAACCTATGTGCATGCCAGACAGCTTGTTCAACATTCTGACCGTTGTTGTCCAATATGAATCGTGGGGGTAAGGCGGCATACCACGCTCGCATGCTATTCAATAGGTTTCGTGTCTCAGGGTCCGCTTTGTACATACCAAAGCCTATATGGTTATGTTTGAAAAACTCAATAAGTCTTGTGTACATAACATTCCAATCGTCGTCTATTATGGTCTCGACTTGCTCAGGGCGCATCACTAACTCATAATCATACTTGTTCAATTTTTCTAACATTCTATACACATGCAATTTGACAAGTAGTGCATACATAAGGGCTGTTGCATTATCATAGAAGTCGTTCACAACAACAGAATTAAAAAACCTGTTTAGTCGTTGTTCTTTAAGTTCTACGTTGTCAGCTAATTCTCGAAACCTCTTTGAAATAGCTACGTAGTTGGGAACACCGTCCTCGTCCAAGTATTGTGGGTTCATACCGTAGTGAGAGTGCTGAGAGAAGTCTGTTCTAACACGTTGCGGTACGCCATATATTGTCCCTTTTGCTAGGGTCTTCGTAGGGTTTCGTTCTTCAAAGCGGGCACCATATACTTGTTCAATGACACCCTTGTCCCCTAAAGATAGGTTTTTTGTGCCTTCTATTATGATAGCTTTTGATCTATCATGTTGTATATCAGACTTGACGTCATCTTTTTTTTCTGCTCGAGCGAAGCTGAGCTTGAGTGTGTTTCTAATATAGACTAACCCATCGCCGAAACTAGTGATAGAGCCTTGGACATTCATGATGTCTTTAATGTATTCCATTGTGAAATGTGTGTGCGTGTTGAAACTTTTTCTTATCTCCGG